TCTTTTTCGCCCTCAAGACCGATCTTCAGTCCGAAACTGTCTGCCATGTACCGTCACCTCCTTGTGGATGGTATGAAAAAAGCACCCTCTCACCGAGAAGTTGGGACGAAACCGTCCGAAGTTTTCGATGAAAGCGTGCCTGATGGTATGAAAAAGGAGTGTCCCCGAAAGGTCACTCCTCGTAGATATATGAGTTATTTTGTCAGAACAATTCTACCCGGCCAAGCAGCAGGTCGATCAGATTGCAGTGGAAGATGCCGTTGTCATCATAAAAATTGTGCGGCACATCCATGCGAACGATGATCTTTTTGAAGAAATCCTTGGTAAGCATCAGCGATGCCAGCTCAGAGGATTCTTTTTTATCGGTATCCATGCGGAAAGCGGACTGAATATAGATTTTTTTATCCGCATCGTTTACCACAAAGTCGATTTCTTTCTGAACCTTGCTGTCGCCTGCGCGGTCGCAAACCACACCGACATCAACAGAGTACCCGCGCCGCAGAAGTTCGTTGTAGATCATGTTTTCCATGATATGACCGGGATCGTACTGGCGGTAATTCAGCCGTGCGTTCCGAAGCCCGATATCCGTATAGTAGTATTTGTTCGGATACTTGAAATAGGTCTTTCCTTTGACATCGTATCGCTTTGCCATTGAAATGAGGAAAGAGTCGATAATATACTGCACATAGTTTGAAACCATCGCAGGATTGATTTTTTCGTTCTTCATGGACGCGATGGCATTTGCGATATTGGTCGGATTCGTCAGCGAACTGATCTGCGAAGCAAGAAAGTCCAGAATGTCGTTCAGAATATCCTCACGCTCGATGCCGTTGCGTTCTACGATATCCTTGACATACAGTTCACTGTAAAGGGATGTCAGGTAATCCTTCTTATCTTTGTCATCCTCCAATGCTAAAAGTCTAGGCATACCGCCATAGAGCATATAGGTATCCAGCGCTTTTCGCTCGTCGCCGCCCACGGCAGAATAAAACTCCGCAAATGACAAAGGGAACACATGGATCTGTGTAGCACGACCTCGAAACTCTGTTGCAATATCTTTCGACAGCCCTTTGGAGTTACTGCCGGTGACATAAACATCAAGGTTTTTATATGCCTTGAGTTCGTTCAGCATATCGTAGATGGTAACCTCGATGCCGCCGTTTTCCTTGTCCACTACTTTCGTGGTGAACTGCACCTCATCAATGAACAGATAGAATTTTTCATCCTTCCTGTCCCGGACGGTGCTTTCTACATATTCGCACAGAGTGATCGGATTTCTGAACTTATAGTACCGCCGCTGATCCAGTTCGATTTTCAAAATATGATCTTCCGAAACGTTCTGCGAAAGAAGATACTCGAAAAACAGATCGAAAAGCAGTACGGACTTGCCGCATCTGCGTATGCCTGTGATGACCTTTATCTCGCCGTTCCACATACTGTGGATCAGTCGGTTCATATAGGAATCTCGTTTAACCATGCATTTCACCTCATACTTAGGACGAAACCGTCCGAACTTCTATGTGTAGTATACCACGATTTTTGAAAAATATCAAGGCTATACGAAAAAGTTCACAAAGAAGTTGCGACGGAAACGGACTAAGTTCGATGTGAAGCTGTCCGATATGGGTCAAATGCCGTCCGGGATAATATCGTCAATGTAGTGTTCGTGAGCAGGAACAGCCTGCCCGTTATACTG